GCTCTCCGAAGTGGAGCGGCGGAGAGCTGTTCAGAGGGTACAACGACCTAAGCCCGCAGACCATGGCAGCGCTCACCAACACCGACAAAGACGCGATAATCAACCTCAACGCTGGCACCGCCTCATGGAGCACGAGTTCCTATGTGGCTCGCAACTTCGCCAACATGGGAAACAACCCAAGCGGCGGAAGGCTGATAGCTCACGTAAGCGGCGAAAGAAGGGGCACCAGCATCAAAAACGGCTCGTACTACAACCATGAGGACGAGGTGCTGTGCTCAAGGCGCGAGGCGTTCAGGTGCGTAAAGACCGAGGTAATCAACGGGTACACCCACGCATGGTACGAAGTCGTGGACACCGACTACGACTGGAGCTAGACAAGCGGCGATTATTGTGCTATAGTATAATACAACTATAGACACATGGCGAAAGGACCCGACATGGCAACCAAGAAGCGCAGCACGACAAGCAGCACTCCGCGTCACGTTGGAGGCAGCGGCACGGAGTACAACAGCGGGGTAAAGCTCACCGCAAAGATGACCCCAGCCATGAAGAAGCGTCTGGCGAAGAAGTCTAAGGGGAAGTAGCATGGGCGGACACGGCGGCTCAAGCGGCTACCAGAACGGCGGCGGACGCAGGCGCAGGCGAAGGCGCGAAGGCGGCGAGGCGTCGTTCGACATATCGAACAAGGAATCCAAGCTCTCAGACGTCAAGAACCACAAGGAGCTTCAGCAGTACCTCGATGACGGTGGCTATGGAATCAAGCTCGGGTATGGCACGAAGTCGCTGCCATTCGACACGCTCAAGCAGGCGGTCCAAGGCGTCACGGACACGGTCGACGAGTTCCCAGAGATGAAGGGGCTGGTCAGGGAGATAAAGACCAGCAACGCTACCTCGTATGTCGCTCAAGCGTCGTACACAGCGTCAATGGACAACGTCACAATCACGCTGGCAAAGCCGTTGAAGAAGAAGGCGGACGTCGCGAACGCGATATTCGAAAGCTCGAACGAGAAAAACTTCAACCACCAGAACATGAACGTGTCAAGCGTCTTGGCACACGAGACTGGCCACGCTATAGAGACCTATCTGACGGCAAAGAAGTACGGCGGCGGATGGAAGGCGTTTCAAATGAGGGTGGCGAGAGTCCTGTCCACCGACGTGGTCACACGCGCCGCACAGAACCTCCAGAGCAAGGGCGAGACGAAGACGCTGAAAGAGCTGACCCGCGACGTGTCGAAGTACGCGACATACAACATGTCGGAGACGCTTGCCGAGTGCGTCGGAGACGTCTACGCTAACGGCTCAAACGCGAAGCCGCTATCCAAAGAGGTGTGGAGGATGCTCAAGGCAGGGGACTACTAAGGAGGACACCATGGCAAAGGGAAAAGTCGTCAAGGCAAGCTCAATCAAGTCGGAGAGCCAGTACAAGAAGCTGGTAAGCTCTGGCGCACAGATAGTCTTCGACAGTCCGTACCCGTCATCGTCCAAGAGGACCAAGACAACCAAGCGCAAGGGTAGGTAGCCATGGGAGGTCATGGAGGCTCAAGCGGCTACAAGAGCACGTCATCGAAAGAGGCTGGAGACAAGAGAAGGCGAAGGCGTCAGCTGAGTCAGGACACCGTCGACGAGATTAAGTCGCAGCTTGACGACCTGCACAATGCCCACTACGGCGGAAACATGTCGTTGAGCGACTACATCGCGTTCAAGAAGGCACTCGCCGAGACGTATGGAATAGACGCCAAGACGCTCAACGAAATCGAGTCTGGAACGTACGTGGCGAAGGAAAAGGCGACGTCGATTGCAAAGCTGGCTGGGCAGAACGGCAACCCGTGGCCGCCTGACGGCTCCAACAATCACCTAGGCTGGGGGAGTGGTGCTGGGATACACAAACAGCTCGGAGGTGCCGTCACTGGTGCGGAGGCCGACGAGATGTACTCGGCGCTCTACAACTTCACTGGCGACTACTACGAGGAGATTCGCGCAGCCCAAAGAACTGGAGACACGAGCAGCTTCTACGGGCAGAAGTCGGTAGCGCTGGAGAACTTCATAGCAAAGAGCATCGAGACAGGCAACGGCTGGAAAGGCGGTGCCACGTATCGCGGGATAGACGGAATCAGCGACGAGGCGTTCGCGAACATATCGTCACTGAAGCATGGCGACAGCGTCGACCCCAACTTCGGGGGGAGCGCGTCGTGGTCCACAAAGAGGGACATAGCCGAGCACGGATTCTCTGGAGGAAAGAACTCCGTCGTGTTCGTCCACGTCGGTCCAAGCCAGAAGGGCGTGTCGGTCAAGAACCTGTCAGCGTTTGGACCAAGCGAGAACGAGGTGCTTGTCTCGAAGGACGCGAAGTACAAGGTGCAGCAGGTCGTTCAGGCGCACAGCGGGACGAATGACAGCAAGTACACCTACGTCTACGTCGTCGACGACTAATCGGAATGGAGGGGCAGTAATGGCTGAAAAGGCAAAGAGACTCACGAAGGCACAGAAGGAAGCGGCAACCAAGAAGCGCAAGCGTGCCGACGCTAAGGCCGCTGACATCATGTACGGCAAGCGCAGGGGAAAGTAGACAAAAGGCAGGACAATGTCTGGACGGGGCACAGGGAATCGCTTCTCTGGCCCCGTCTAAGGCCATCTAAGGGACATAAACGTGGCAGACGGAACAAACACCCACAACAGGCTGGACATGGACCCAGAACGGCTTCTGACGGCCCTGAGGGACCATCCCGAGCTGTTCCTGTACATGATGGGCTTCACACGCAAGACGCCAGTCTACGGGCAGTGGATGCGGGAGATGGTATTCGGTCGCCACGACTACACGCTACAGGCGTTCCGAGGCAGCGGGAAGACAACGTGCCTCTCTGCGGCACTGGCGCTCAAGCTGATGCTCTACCCGAACAGGCGCATGGCGTTCATCCGAAAGACCGACACCGACGTCAAGGAGGTCATGGCCCAGATACAGAAGATGCTCGCACGCGACGAGTCCAAGGCCATATCGCAGGCCATATGGGGTGTGCCAGTGAGGCTCACCACGTCGACGCAGTCGGAGATTACCACCAACCTAACCAACGACCCGCGAGGGGCGGCACAGCTCACTGGCATGGGCATCAGCGGCTCGCTCACGGGCAAGCACTACGACGAGATATTCACGGACGACATCGTGAACCGCAAGGACCGAAAGAGCCGCGCGGAGCGGGAGCAGACCAAGTCCGTCTACATGGAGCTTCAGAACATCAAGAACCGTGGCGGCAGAATCATGAACACGGGGACACCGTGGCACGTGGAGGACTGCTTCTCAATCATGCCAGAGCCTCACACGTGGGACTATCGGAGCATCCCAGAGGCCCTGAGCGCGGACGAGGCCGACTTCCTGAGGGAGCGCATGACACCAAGCCTGTGGGCCGCGAACTACGAGCTGAGGCACATACCGTCCGACGACGTGATATTCACCAACCCGAAGGTGGGCGCACCGCAGTCCATGGTCGAGAACGGCGAGTGCCACGTTGACGCCGCATACTACGGCGAGGACTTCACCGCGTTCTCCGCAGCGACCAAGCATGACGGCAAGTACTACGTCTACGGTCGGATGTGGCGGAAGCACGTCGACGACGTGACCCCGCTCATAGCAGAGGAGCACAGGCGTCTCAAGTTGGGCCGCATGTTCATGGAGAACAACGCGGACAAGGGATACGCAGCCAAGAAGTTCAAGGGCGAGTTCGGAATCAGGGTCGGGCAGTACGCGGAGCACCAGAACAAGCACGTGAAGATTGTCACGTTCCTCAAGACCGCATGGCCAGACATCGTGTTCGTCGAGGGAACGGACGAGGCGTACATCAACCAGATAACCGACTACACCGAGGACGCGGAGCACGACGACGCGCCAGACAGCCTAGCGAGCCTCTTGCAGCATGGCAGGTTCAGGGACGGGCAGTACATCCCCAAGTTCTGACTTATGCACGCGAGTGCGGCTGGTCCCCGTGGCTGGCCGCACTTTTATTCACAAGACACCAGAAAATATTCCAAAAAAGCCGTTGCATCCCCAAAACTAATGTGCTATAGTAGAGACAGCGAAGGGGGAGAGGCACAGGGCCTACCCCAGAAGGGAGCACGACATGGAGTGGGCATACAGGGTAACGGTCAGTGACGGCAGGGTATTCGATAGTGACCTGCTGTACGAGGGCAAGTTCGTTCGATTCTGCTTCGCGGACAAGATGGCGAGGCGCAAGATGGAGCAGTACAAGGGTAGCGGGGCGCACGTCAACATCTACAGCAGGTGGGACGGAACGTGCATCACATACGTGGCATAGGAAGGGAGCACGACATGACAACCAAGAGACTCCACTACATCAACGACCCAGAGCATTCGTTCACTGTTTGCAGCACGGGCGAGAAGGTCGAGTTCTACCATTGGGACGACGAGAGGGCATACAGGCGGGTCAAGTGGGTAGACCGCATCGGGTTCGAGTACGTCAGGCTCAACAACGCGTTTCAGGCGCTGAGCAGGCAGAGGCTGCACAACGGCATGCAGATAACGGTGGGCGAGTACAGGTAGGGAGGCCACAATGTCAAGAGTCATCCACAGGTACGAGGGCTTCGAGACGTGCGGGGAGGCACTTCGGTTCATCGAGCGTCATGGGTATGGCTACATGCTGGACTACACGCACAACAGGTCCGACATGGCAGAGTACGTCGCAATCAAGGGCGACGGCCTGAACACGACTAGGTATCCGTACATCGTGGTATGGAACGAGACGGAAGGGGAGCAGGCATGATTGGGTATCTGATTGACGTCGAGAACGACAAGAGCGGCATCGTGGAAATCAAGGACGGCGACCACCTCGGACAGTTCTACAGGCTCATTGGGTGCGAGTGCATCGACATCGCTGTCCGCAAGGTCGGAGGCAGGCCCTACAACGTCGTTCTGGACGACGAGGGGCTTCTGGTCAGCAACCCGACGTTCTCCGCAATTGACGGCGGCATGCACGCCATGCTCGCAGGCAGCATCATCCTGTTCGGCATCGGCGACGACATGGACCTGACAAGCATCGTGGACGAGGACGTAATCAACATCCGAGAGAACATGTACGAGGTATTCGACTTCGACAGAATGGGCACGCATCCAGTCGTCATGATGGAATACTAGGTAGGACGGGCCTCGCGGAAGCGGGGCCTTTTTTTGTCCGCGACAAGTTGTAGTATGGGTGTATGCCTGTGTGGCATCCCTCCTTTCCACTTGGGTCGGCATTCGCGTGTCGGCCCATTGGTGTCTCTGATGGGCCTGTGAGGCCACCAGAGGCGATTCTAGGTGCCGTTTGCACCATTCTTGAATAACTGGACGTAATTGTGCTACCCTGTGCGTAAATGGCGTCAAGGAAGCGCACGTCATTTTCGGCGGCAAAGAAGCGTCCGCTGACGAGACTCCGAAGAAGTGGAGAGCAAATGGCACTGACACGAAAGCTCCTTGAGGGAATGGGCATCGAGGAGAGGCAGGCGCAAGCCATCCTTGACGCTCACGACGAGACCATCGCTGGCCTCAAGGCCGCACGCGACAAGTACAAGGAGCTGGCCGAGCAGGTGCCAGAACTCCAGCAGCAGCTGGAGGAGGCCGAGGAGAAGCTGGACGAGGCCGACGACTGGAAGTCCAAGTACGAGAGCGAGAAGAAGTCGTTCAAGGACTATCAGGCGCAGGTCGACGGCGAACGTGCGGCTGCTGCCAAGGCGAAGGCGTACCGCGACATGCTCAAGGAATCGAGCATCGACCCAAAGCGCATCGACGCAATCATGCGGGTGACGGACCTCAGCAAGGTCGAGATGGAGGACGGCAAGCTCAAGGACGTGGACAAGCTGGCAGAGAGCGCGAAGAAGGAGTGGTCCGACTTCGTGGTCAAGACCAAGACCGACCCGTCGACCCCAGCGACGCCGCCCAAGGGCATCAGGACGACCGAGGGTGCCGACCCAGAGATTGTCAAGCGCATGCAGGCACGCCATGAGGCAAAGTTCGGAAAGACGCAGACAGAGGAGTAAGCATGAGCTACTTCGACGGCCCGTCCAAGGGCTACGGCTGGAATGCGGGCCACTTCCTCGTTAACGACGAGACCTGCATCCGCGAGACCATGACCATCGCAACCAACCATGGCCAGCGCGTCACCCGCGACAACGGTCGCGTGGTCGTCCCCGCTGGCGCTGTGATTCCCGCAAACGGTGCCACCGCCAAGGGCATCCTGTTCGAGGACACCGACGTCACCGACGGTCCCAAGCCCGCGTCCGTCGTGACTCAGGGCACCGTGTACGGCAACCGCCTCCCTGCCGCTCTTGCAGAAGCGGCGGCATCTGCCCTGACTGGCATCAAGGTGGTCACCGAGCCGACCATCACCCGTCCCTACACCGACACCGTTGCCTAAGGAGGTAAGCAATGGCTAAGTTCATCAACGAGACCCTTGGCATGGTCAATCCCGCTGACCTCCTTTCCACGGGCTTCCAGATTTCCCGTCCCAACGACCCGCTTGAGGGCCTGTTCACCGACCAGCAGACCAACAACCTCGTGGCGACGTACCACACGCTGGCGAGCCAGTACCAGATTCCCCAGATGGCCCAGTTCCATGCGTTCGACGTCCCCGCGCAGAAGTCCATCCCCGCTCCGATTGACGAGCACAACGTGGAGAAGGGCCTTATCAAGGTCAAGCGCTCCACGACCGAACTGCTCCGTCAGCTCACCCAGCGCGGCGTCAACGTCGAGGCAGAGCTGTACAACCACGTCATGGACTTCGCCAGCGACCTGAGCGACCAAGTCGTGACCCGTGCCAAGGTGGCCCGTGCCGAGCTGATGGCGACTGGCAAGGTGACCATCAAGGAGAACGGCATCGACGAGACCATCGACTACGGTGTCCCTGCCGCTAACCTGTCCCTGACGCTTGACTTCGGCAACAGCGCTACCGAGGACATCCCGACCCAGCTCCAGACCATCGTTGATAATGCAGCCGACGCAGGTGTCACCATCACTGGCATGGTCACCAGTCGTGGTGTGCTGACCAAGATGCGCCAGAACGCTGACGTCCAGAAGGTCATCAACGGTGTCAACATGGAGGGCGTTCTTGTCTCCAACGCAGCGCTCCGCGCGTGGCTTGACGACGAGTACGGCATCGGCACAATCATCACCGACGACCTGAGCTATTCCACCCCGTACACCATGGGCGCTAACGGGCGTCCCGTCGTGACCAGCAAGCGCTACTTCCCAAAGAACGTCTGCACGTTCTACGGCACTGGCAACGGCATGCGTCTCGGCGCTGGCCTGTGGGGCGTTCCGCCCGAGGAGGAGCTTGGCTCCTACTACGAGGGCGGTGTGACTGGCTCCAACAACCCCTTCGTCTACATCTCGCAGTGGACCGAGAAGGACCCCGCAATCCTGTGGACCAAGGCCTCCGCACTGTTCATCCCCGTCCTGTTCAACCCCAACAGCCTCTACGTCTGCAAGGTAGTCGAGAGCTAAGGTGTAGATGATGGACGCGACGACGCTTGAGGACATCCTGTACCACATACACAATTGGTTCGTGTACGACCAAATCTGCACGGGCTACTGTGAGATAACGGGTGGCACTCTGCCAGCGTCCGTCTCCGCGCAGCTTCTTGAGGGCCAGTGGTACCGCATAGAGGGCAGCGTGCTCAACGACGGACTGCACCAGCATCCCGACGAGGAGCTGAGTGACGAGACGTTCGACGGCACCATAACCTCCCTTGCGATACCACGGCCCCTCTTGCG